ATGTTTTGGATGAGTATATGGAAATGTCATTTAATCCAGAAGTTGGATTTGATACAACTCTTCCATTTACTGCTCCAGCTAGTTCAATTGCATCAGGCACGTCGGGTCTAGGCCCAGACTTTGGGGATGATACGTTAGGAAGATTCATTAAAATAGGTAGATTCGTTCATTTTGACGTTACCTTTAGTATTACTAATTGGAGAGCAAAGAGGCCAAGCCCAAATCCATACGCTGGCGGTCCCAAGCCAGGAAGCGCTGAGCGCGATACGCAATTTCTAAATTACGGTAACGTCGGAACAGGCAGCGCAAACCCATTTGCGAATCTTACCTTAGGCGGAGAACCAAACTACCTATTCGTTAGAGGAATTCCCGATCACTACCCATTTACGTATAACCCAATGTCATCCGCTTCTTTTCGGGTAATAGTATCGGCGGATGCGCCGGGCGAGCCAGGGCTACGTGGAAACCCCTTTTATTACTCCTGGGGAGGAACCGGCTCAAGCGGAACAAATGGAACAATGAACCCTGGAACAGGAGACCGATGGTGGTTTCCGCTTGATCCAGCATCAGTGCATGCAAGAATGACAACGTACACGACAAGCGGAACTTCATTGCCTCAATTGCAATTATATGGAAACCGGCGTCTATACCGTGGCACGAGCCTGCTTTCAAAGATAACAGATGCGGTTAGCCCAGTTTTAAGTAAGGTTACAATTTGGGATTTTTTAACACCATTCGCGTCTAACCGTAAGGTGTATGTAACCATAACTGGCTCATATCTCACAAACCATCAAACAGCTCAGCAAACTGTTCCAGGCGGATCTACCAATCAAACTCCATCTGAGTCCATATCCGAAACCACCGACTCTCAGCTATAATTATTGAGCTCTAAGCTTTAGCGGTACAGCTTTTTGTTTTTCAATCTGCCTGTGCAAATCAAGCATAACATTTGCGTCGAATCCGTGACGGTGGTTCATTATCCTATTTAGAAGAACCACATCCTTTGCCAACATAATGCGATTTGTTGGGTCAAGCTGTACGCCATTTCCTATCACTAAAACGTTTTTGTCCGGATTAAAGTCTTTAAACAGTGGTTTATGTACAAGTAAATGGTCTCTAAACCTATTCTCCCTAAGATCCGGTATCGTTAGAATTGCCACCCTTGACACAGAATGTCCTAAATTTCGAGAACTCTTTAGATTTAGCTTAATGACCTCATATTCGTCCATTTCGAATGTCTTAAATACAAAGTAAACTCTTGACTCTTCGTGTATCCATGTATTATTAAAATAAAAATGAATTTTCTCAAGTTCAGATATTTGCTTTACTAAATAAGCATGCATTGTCTCCAATAGAATGGCCGAAGTTACTTTAACTATCTCCTTTCCCAAGCTGTCGTCCTTTTGCGAGAGCTGGCTAATTAGGCTTGCCAAATTAGCATTGTCTTCTACTGCGTTAAGACCTGAATCATAGAGCTTTCTATCTGCGATAACCGTGTTAAGATTAAAATAGTGAAATACAATTTCATAGAAATTTGCAAAACTGCCATCTTCCAGATTTTTAAGATAGGTTTGTTGAGCTCCCAGTAAAAGGTAGTTGTAATACTCGAGATCTAGCTTGTGTGCCTTGCATATCCATGCTGGATCAAGCACAAGCTTGGGGTTAAAATGTTTCATGGTGGTACCCCAAGTTTATTGTTATTTATCTAAAAGGTAAATAGGCAGAGCCTACGATAAATAGAAAAAAGACAAAAAAATGCAGGTCGTTGCCTACAAGATTATTCCAGACGCCACCAAGAATTCAATCAGTTTTTCAAAGAATTACCGGATTTTTTCAACCGGCGAACCTGTTGAACAGGCTCGTAGAATTGTTGGGTTTGATGAGGATCTTACACTAGGAACAGCTGATTCAGCAAATGTATATCGGAAGCTACGGTATTCAAACGATCGTGCAAACTGGTCGCTGTGGTATACCTTTTCTCTCACCGATATTACAAGCTTAATGTCCTTGGTATTTGACGAGCAACCTGTATTTTTTGAGGTAAAATACGAATATGATGATACGACATACGGACCAATCTCAACTCCTCTACAGGTTAACGAAGTTAAGGTTAGAGTAGAGAGCGCAAAGGTTCAAGCCGCATTATCAACGCCGTCTGTATATTGTTCAGATGAGAGGTGCCCGGTCCTAGTAACCGAAAGAGAGTCTAGCTTTAAACCCTATGAGGTTGGAACTGCTGTTGGAATCGCAAAGGAGCTTAGTTTACAAACGAATAAAATATTCGGACATGAAGTAATCTATTTTAAGACTGAACCAGACAGAGATTCAGCTGATTTTATTTTCAAAGAATGGACTCTATTTAAGACAACCGAAAGAAAGTGTGTTAAGGTAATGGTTCCAAATAACACATTTCCAGACAATAAGCCGTCTTTTACAGAGTTTGGAGTTGATTTTGAGGTTCCGTTTGAGATCCACATAGACCATACATACTTTCAAATGATGTTCGGTAAAGGCTCTTCTCCTAGAAAAAGAGATTACCTGTTTTTTCCACTAATTAACAGAATGTATGAAATTCAGGGTTCATATCTGTTTAGAGGATTCATGATGGAACCAATCTACTGGAAGGTTCAGCTAACAAAGTTTCACCCAAATATTGATATGCTAATGAAAGCCCAAGATAGAACGTTCTTGGATAATTTAATTGTCACAACCGATCAATTATTTGGGGAAGAGGCAGAGGTTCAGAAAAAAGATGCGCTAAATAAGCAGCAGTACTCGACGATTTCTAGCAAATTTGATGAAGTTCGACAAGCGCTACACCCTGACATTAAGAATAAAATTCAGGATTTCACATTTAATTACTCACCGCTTATTGAATATTACTATGATATGAGCGGCATCTCGCCATTAATCAAATCATATACGCTTAGCGAGGCAGGCCAAAAGACCGATCAGATGTTAGTGACACAGTCAGGCCTCCAAGAAATTAGGGCTTACGAGACCAGTGAAATTTTTACAGATTGGAAAAACGATAGACTTCACACCGGGGACGTCAATATTTCAAATGCTACAGAAAAAGCGCGCCTAAAAATAATTGGGCCAACTCAATCTAACACGGCCAGGGGTTTTTATCTTAAGGTTGAAGGCTACAAGACAATAGGTTTGAAAACAAATGAGCGATTTAATATTTTGGAAACATCAACCGGCTCAGGGCAAGTTCAAATAAAACAATCGGATATTGCCGTTACATATAAATTACCGGCATCAACTCAAATCTTACCAAATATGACTTTCTCTTCGCTCATTAATTTCAATAGGGGTGAATCAGACGTGACGTTTATTAAAGGATATGATGACTATCAGCAATTGGGAATCATGATACGAGGTCACATTCAGGAAGTAGCAGGTGTGCCGAATCTTACCGTGTACGTAAAGATAAATTCAACGCAATACCAATTTTCAGTTGGAGCGATTAACTATTCAAAATGGTATGCATTAATCGTACCAATTTCTTCTCAGTTCGGACAGTTAGAGGTGAATTTATATTCATTGACAGAAGATCCATCTAGCGTAAAAAACTTTAATGGAATACTGAACATATATTCACAATCTGCTAATCCAGGAAATTTTGAATTCAATACGACTGCTTCTTGGTGCTTGCCAAGCGCAAATTATTCAGCTGCAAATATCCGGCTATTTAATACAATGGTCAAAAGTGAGGACCATGAGTTTATCATAAGCCAATTATTCATTAGGGATGAGTCAATGCTTGCGATTATTGACAATGCTAGGCCTAGGCTTAACGTTCCGTTTATTGCAATAAATCGTTAAAATGTAATAAATAGAAATATGTATAAGGATCTTAATCAGAGAAAACTTTTTGATAACGTTAACCTTGGGTTTGAGTTTGAATTTTTCTCCCCTCTAGAAAGGCCGGCTCTAGCCGAAAAGCTCGGTAATCTACTCGGCAAAAAAGTACATTGGACGAATCAGTACCATTCCCAAATAGAGATGGAAGAAGGCGATTTTAAGATTGAACCTGACTTCTCCGGCGGATTCAAAATGCACGAGCTGGTTACCGGCGTAATGCCGTATGACGAAGCAATTCATGTTCTCTTTAAGGTTTACAATTTTATACAGGAAAATTGTTTTACTAGCGAAAGGACAGGCCTTCATATTAATATTTCGCTAAATGAAAGCGACATGCAGCTAAAGGATAAGCTACAGCATCTAAACGTATTCAAATATCTGCTTAACCTAAATGAAGCAAAGATTTTTGAAATGTGGCCAAGCGCTAAATCTAGAATTCAGAGAATCTATAAAAATTCGGTAATGCGAATCTATCCAAAGAGCAAATTCATAACCGAAAAAAGCATTAGCTACTATGGACCAGTAAGCCCATTGGATTTTAACCTACCTCATACCAAATACTTTGGTCTTAACTTTACAAAACTACAGAAGAACTATCTTGAGATTCGATACGCTGGCGGAGCCGGCTATGAAAGCCGTAAGCAGAGCACAGTCGACTTGATAAACTATATTGCTGAAAGCCTTTATGAGACCTTGCAAACAAACCATGAATACTCGGCTCAAGAAAAAAGAAAAATTTCTGAAATAATAGAAAACCATCAGGCTGTCATGACGTCTGTTAAGACGTACGAAAGCTTCATTAACAACTATCCAAAAATAGAGCTATTTGTCGATTTACGCAATGATCCACGAATAGTCGAATCAAACTATTCTAATTTAAAGGAAAAGTTATATGAACTGATTACAACCGGTAATCTAAAAAGCGGAATGATTAATTACGATACAGTAAAAAATAGAATTCAAATTAAAGACGCTAAACTAAAAGAAAGCTTTACTGTGTCAGATGTAGATTTAATCAACTGTTCAATTACTGGTGAAATATCAAAGTGCGAAATCCATAGCTGTGAAATTAGATCAGCCAAGGTTTCGGAATGCAAAATTCTAACCGGCAACGATATTCGGTACAGCTATATTAAGGACTGCTCCTTTGTTAGAGACGGATCAAATCGGATTGACTTAAGTTTCATAAAAAATCCGCCTGAGAGCCTTATTTACGCAGATCTAAATGAGTGTATTGTTCGTACAGGAACAGTATCAATAAACAGTAAGGTTGATTCAAAGACAGAGTTCATTGAAAGCCTATCAGCTGCTCAGCTTGCTCAAAAGTAATCAAACCAATGTCTGTTCAGGTCAAGCTAACATCCGTTAAAACTCTAACAAATGCAAGTACAACCGCAATTGTTGAACTTTCTAATTTTAATTTTTCAGCGATAACCTCATCGATTAAAGAATTTCTTAGAACAATTAATTATGTTCAAGGAGACTCTCGCGTATCCGTAGATATACACACAATTGCATCAAACCTATTGACAGTTAGAAACGGCTTGTCGGTTTACGGGACTCAGCTAGGTTCGGGAACAGCTCCGCCAGTAATATCTCTATCTTCGACTGGTGAGTTAAGAGCTAAAAGCGTTGTCGCGGAGGACGCTGCCGAGGTTTTACGAATTAGAATGAACGTGTTTGGAGCTCTTCCGCCGGTGGGCACGCCTGGAGAAATTATCTATATTGTTGCCCAAGGAGAAAAACGTGAAGGCGTATATGTTTGGTTAAATTCTACCGGCTGGACTCTTCTTTCGGGCGGAGGCGGGGGTGGAACTGCCTCATGTATGCAGGAGGTGGTATTCACAGTTGAAGCGGATAACGTTACGACCGATAACACTGAAGCCTCTTCTCGCCTATATTTAACCCCAGCGCCTATGGCGTCAACAAGCTTTATGCTATTTGTAAACGGTCAGTTGATGCCGGTCGGAGACGGTACGACCAATGCGCCAGCTTATATTAGCGAGGACAATGGCTCAACCGCCGTTAGATACAATGAGGCGAATGCAAATTGTAAGATTTTTTGGAATCCAACTATTGCAGGATACACTCTAGAAGACGATGATCTACTTACAGTTCATTACTTTTCAATAGACCCCTTTTGCTCTCAAAGCGGTTTTGCCTGCAACACGAAAGTCATATTAAGCGGAGCAACGAATACCGAATATGCATACGGCGTTGAGATAATTAGCGCAGCTACAGCAGATGGCCCATTTAGTGTGTGCAAAATGCCCAACCCAGCAAATAATCTCGGAGGGGAAGATTTGCCAGCCGGTTACTACTTGTCAAATGCGATCGACTCGTTTTCCTTTACCGACTGGGAAGATATTTTTCCAAGTGGAGCAATACTTAAATTTACTTTACCTAGCTCAATAAGC